GGTGCCGAGGATCAGCATCGCGCCCAGGTAGAGGCAGGCCGACAGCACCCGCTCGCCCAGCGGCAGGGACAGCAGCACCGTGCCCGGCCCGAGGACCGGGGCGTCGGCGACCGTAGTGATCTCGAAGCGGTACACCGCCGAGGACTGCCCGGCGTAGCCGGCTGCGAGGATGCCGGTCGGCGAGTCGGCGAACGCCGTCCACTGCCAGGCCGCCACCGGGTGCGTCATGCGCGGCGTCGGCAGCGACGGGCCTGCGGTGTCGAGCGCGTACACGCTCGGGCCGAGGCCGAACATCAGGCGCTGCTTCACCCAGCCCAGCAGCATCGGCTTGCCGGTGCCGCTGACGGTGTACGCCGACGTCGCGGTCGCGGTGCCGGCGATCGGCGCGGTCCACACGCCGTTGTCTGTCGCTACGTAGAAGCTAGAGCCGTCAGTGCAGAACGCCCGGACGGTCCCGGCTGTGCTCAGGTTGCGGGTCGTCCAGCTGACGCCGTCGTACACCTGAACGCCGCCGTCGTGGGCCAGGATCCAGCCGGTGTCGGTCGGCTCGACCCACACTTTCGCCGACACCGCCGTCCGCGCCAGCGCAGTGCCGTTGAGCCGGGACACCAGCCCCGGCGTCCACACGTTGACGTTGCGGGAGGTCTTAAACCGCAGCCGGTCTTCCGGCTGCGGGCGGGCGGTGGTGTCGAGGTAGTCCAGCCCGGCGCCGAAGTGGAAGCTCATCTGCGAGCGGGTCCACCAGCCGGACAGCGACTGCTCCCCAGCCTCGGGCTGCTGGTCGACCTGATCGCGCTGCCACTGCGCGGTCGCCCGCTGGTACGGGTGGTCGGCGTTGATCGCCAACCAGAACGGGGTCCGGTCGACGTAGACGTCGACGTCGGACGGGGCGACCCCGACGGCGGCGCCGCCGCCCACGGGCAGCGGCAGGTCACCGCCGACGGTGTCGATCAGGCCCACGGGCATGAGGTCTCCTACAGGCCGAGAGCGGCCCAGGTCTTAGGACCGACGATGCCGTCGACGACCAGCTGCGAGCGGCGCTGGAACTCGCGCACCCCGGCATCCGTGAGGTCGCCGAAGAAGCCGGTCGGTGCGTACTTGTTGTAGAGCGGGTAGGCGGTGGTCAGCTTCCGCTGCAGGTCCCACACCGCCGGGCCACGCGCGCCCTTGGCGATGGTCGGCCGGCCGGCCGGATGTGGCGGGGGCGGCGGCGGCGCGGAGATCCGCGCCCACACCGCTGCGACCTGCTCGGGCGTGCCGATGATCTCGAAGTGCATCGGGTCGGTGCGCCCGACGTAGTCCCCGCCCCAGCGGATCACGCCGTCGTAGAAGCGCAGCTGGACGTGTACGGCGTCGATCTCGGCCTGGGTCAGGTAGATGCTGGCCTTCGCGCCGAGCGCCCACTGCGTGGCGTTGAGGTCGACGGCGTAGCCGCCCGCGTGGTTGGAGACGTCGGTGGCCGAGCCGATGACGTTGCGGTCAGCCCAGCCCCAGTCGTCGAGGATGCCGGGGTCGAGGTCGCGGATGTTGTCGTCGAACCAGCGGGCGAAGTGCGCGAGGAGCTCGCCGGGCGCACCGGGCGCCAGGCGGACCTTGACCACCTCGCCGATCTGGTACTGCGGGCACTGGTCGCGGGTGAGGACAGGCCAGCCGTTCTGGCAGGTAGCCACAGGACTCCTAGAGGAAGGTGATCGTGAGGAACGAGGTCGCCGAGGTGGACACCAGGCTGTTAAAAGTCAGCGCGATCGTGTCCCCGGCCGACGCCCAGCCCGAGCCGCCGACCGCCTGGCGCAGCGACCCGCCAGACCCGTAGCCGGCCGGTGCCTCGCGGAAGTCCTCCCACGTGTTAAAGCCGGGGGAGCCCAGGGCCCCCGGCATGGTCATGACGAAGTGCGCCCAGCGCGGGGAGCCGGAGTCGCTCCACTGCAGCGCCGTCGCCGAGATCTTGGCGTTGGCGTTGATCGTGAGGACGCCGGTCGTCGTGTTGTTCGTGACCAGCCCGTGCGTGGTGTCGGCGTTCGCCGCGCCGAAGACGACCGTGCGCGTGCCCGCGCCGTCGTAGCCCCAGGCGACGACCCCGGTCCACTTCGGGGCCACCCCGAGGGAGCGGTCGTAGTTCCACGCCGACCCGGTGTAGATCCACTCCCAGCCGAAGTCGGACTGGTACACCCGGAACCCGGCGTGCAGCGGCGCGGTCGGCAGCGCGTCCCGCGCGGCCTTGGTGGCGACCTCGCACGTCTCGGCCTGCCGCCAGGTCGAGCCGTTGTACCGGAACAGACAGACCCCGGTGTAGAAGAACGTGTCGCCCGCCAGCGCCCCGGCCGGGAACGTCGTGCCCGTGCCCCAGTGCACGCTGGACCGGACGACCGTGCCGGTGCCCGAGCGGGTGTACAGCCCGCCGTCGCTCTGCGCCCACACCGTCTGCTTGCTCACCGCCCCGGCCGGGGCGGTGACCTGCGCCAGGGTCAGCGCGGCGGTCGACTCCAGTCCGGCGCCCTTGACCAGCCCGGTAGCGGTGACCGTCGTCGTGGTGACGCCGCCGTTCGCGGCGAGCGCGCCGGTCAGCGTGCTCGCCCCGGTCACCGACAGCGTGCCGCCGACCGAGGCGTTGCCGGAGAACGAGCCGTCGGTGGCCGCCAGCGCAGCGAGCGTGGTCGCGCCGGACACCGACAGCGTGCCGGACAGCGCGGCGTTGACCATCGTCGTCGTGCCGGTGTTCACCGCGCCCGCGAGGGTCGGCGAGGTCAGCGTCTTGTTGGTCAGCGTCTGGGTGTCGGTGGTGCCGACCACCGAGCCGGCCAGGCCGTGCACCCCGGCCGAGGTGTTGACGTGCGCGTTGGCTTCGTCGTAGTCCTTGGCGACCGTGGTGTGGGTGAACGTCGCCCCGGCGCTGTGGGCCTTCGCCGCGGTGCCGTCGTAGCCCCGGGTCGCGGTGACAGTGCTCGAGGAGACGGCGGTGATGAGCACGACCTCTTCGTCGGACTCGCCCCGGCTGATCGTCGCGGTGAACGGCACGGCCGGGAAGCCCGCGAAGCTGGTCAGGATGAAGGACGTGTCCGCCGAGGCGACACCTCCGGTGAGGGTCGCCTCGGTGGCGGTGTTCGAGTACTGGCGGCGTGCCACGGGCTAGCCCCTTCGCAGGAGAGTGATCGGGTATTCCTGGTTGAGCCGGTCCTGCTCGGCGGCGAGCCGCTGCTGGTAGAGCGCGGCGTAGTAGCGGCTGATCGCGATCCCGGACTGCACGGGCACCTTGTCGGCGCGGGCCATGGCCTCGGGGCTGATGACCTGCTGGCGGGCCAGCTCGACGCCCATCACCAGCCGCTGCAGCGCGCCGTAGATGACGACGTCGGCAGCGGACTCGGCGAGGCCGGTGACCGTGGCGAAGTCGTCGGCCTCGGCGGCGAGCGGCGCCGGGTTGGCGGCGACGGTGACCTGCAGCGTGTGCAGCGTTTCGTTGCGGTCGATCTCCAGCAGCTTCGTGCCGGCGATCGAGCGGACCGTCCAGTTGCGCAGCACCCGCCGGTAGGCCAGGTCCCCGCCCCACTGGTCGGTGGAGTCCACCCGCAGCACCCGCAGCGTGTCGGCGGGCAGCTCGTAGCCGAGGCCGACGAACGCCCCGGTGTCGATCGGGGCCAGGTCGCGCGGCGCGTACAGCGGCGGCGAGGACGCGCGGATCGTTTCGTTGATCGCCTCCTGCACCCGCTTGCGCGGGAACCGGGGGCGGACGGTGACCAGCGACCCGGCGGCGTGGACCGCAGCGGTGGTGCCCCGGTGCCCGCGCCCCCACGGGGCGAGGGTCAGCTGGCCGTTCGAGGCGTCGTAGCGGGTGGCGACCATCAGCTCGGTGCCGATCTCGATGACGCCGTTCGGCCGGGCGGGCTGGTCGCCGAAGTCGACGGTCAGCGTCGTGTCGTCGGCGTCGATCGCCGTCGACAGCGTGCCCATCGCGGGCACGTCGACGTGCCCGTGCAGGTGCCCGATGATCTCGTCGGTCAGCGCGCCGAGGCTAGGCACCAGCAGCTCGCACAGTCGCCAGCGAGTCGGCGAGCTTCGTCGACGGCGGCTGCAGGCCCTGGCGTCGGGCGTCGGCGTACGCGCCCAGGCGGCGGTCGGTGGTGATCCGCTGGCCCTGGCCGGTGAGGTCACCGATCTGCAGGTTCATGCCCTTGAGGCAGGCGGCGTAGCTGGGGCAGTCCTTGGTAGGGCAGCCGGTCCGGCAGGTCATACCAAGACCTCCTCGATAGTGATGGAGTCGGAGAAGCCGGCCGCGTCCAGCTCGGCGCGCTGCGCCTCGGTGAGCTGGTGCAGGTAGCCGCCCTGATACGAGCGGTCGGCGTTGGCGAGTTCGGTGGCCCCAGGCGAGAGCCGGGTGCGCCACTGGCCGTCGACGCGGTACACGGTCAGGCCCTGGCTGTAGGAACCCACCAGCCCCCGGCCCGCGATGGGGAACCACACCTCCTGGGTGGGGGTGCGGAAGAACCAGGTGCGCCGGGACAGGCGCGCGGTCAGCTCCCCGGCACCGGACGCTGCGGCGTTGAGTGCCACCGACAGGGCGACGGTCGCGGTGAGCGTGCCGGACCCGGACAGCGCCACCGTCTGGAGCTCGCCGGGCGTGGCGGTCGCCGACAGCGTGCCGACGCCGGTCAGGGCCACCGCCTGGGTGAGCCGGGGCGTGACGGTCGCGGTGAGGGTGCCCGACCCGGACAGCGGGGCGGCCAGCGGCGCGAGCCCGGTCGAGGTCGACAGCGCCCGCATCGACGTCCACGGAATGTGGGTCATCGCGAAGTAGTCGTTGGTCAGCCCGAGCGAGACGTACGTCGCGCCCGGCGTGGTGTTCGCCGAGGTGGTCGGGCTGGACCGGGTCGCGGTCTGGTCGAACTCGAAGATGATCCCGGCGTTGTTGCCGGAGCCGTCGCCCACGTAGGCGCCGTGCGTCTGCAGCGTCTTGGCGATGACCTTCTCGGCCGCCGTGATGCCCGAGATCGCGTCGACGTTGATCGACGGGTCCAGCTGCAGCCGGGTGCCCATCGGCACCGCGTCGCCTGCCTGGCCGTCGGACTTGAGCGCCGGGTAGCGGAAGGCGTCGCTGACCTGGCTGGTCGTCAGGAACAGCGCGTGGCTCAGGCCGGTGTTCGCGGCGGCAGCGGCGGCGAGCTCGTTGATCCGGACGACACCGGCCGGGCGGGTGAGGCCACCGCCGGTGGACGAGCCGGCCGTCTCCCGGCCGTCTCCGGTGATGGTCGCGACGCCACCCCACGACGCCTGATAGGTGTTCGGGGCGGTCCGCTCGAGCTGCCAGAGCGACTCGATCTTGCTGGTGATCGGGTCGATCACCGAGTAGTGGGCGTCGCCGAAGTTCTGCCCCGCCGGGTCGAACGTCGCGTGCATCGGCGGGAGCTTGGTGGACTCCGAGATCGGGATGTACGCGCCCGAGCCGAACGGGTTGGCGCCCCAGATGTCCGGGCTGGCGGAGCCGCCCGTCTCGTGGGCGAGCGGGACGTCGTAGCGGGGCGGCACCGTGCTCGACGTCACCTGCGCGGCGTCGATGATCACCACGCCGTAGTCGTAGAGCCCGCAGCCGGAGCTGGCGGTGGTGCCCCACATCGCGGTGACCATCGCCGCCGAGTTGGCGTCGAGGTTAGGGCTCGCCGGAATCGGGTTCCACAGCCAGTCGGCGGCGGTCGCGAACGGCCGGGGCGTGGTGGCGGTAGCCGCGCTGGACTCGGCCGAGCGGTTGCCCGCTGCGTCCACGGCCGACACCGTGTAGCTGTAGGCGGTGTTGCCGATCGCGGTGGTGTCGGTGAACGACGTGCCCGCGACAGCGGTCGCGCCCGTGACGTCGACGCCGTTGCGGCGCAGCCGGTAGCTGGTCACGCCCACGGCGTCGGTCGACGCCGACCAGGAGACGGTGACCGACGTCGCGCTGTTCACGGTGGCCGTGACGCTGCCGGGCACCGTGGGGGCGGTGCTGTCGGGCACGAGGTTCACGTTGTCGAGCAGCACGGTGCCCGGCGTCGCCTCGGTGCCCCAGTACCCGGAGTAGATGTCGGCCTTGACCGCCGTGATGGAGAACGTCGGGGTCCAGGCGGACCCGAGCTGGGTCCACGAAGTAGCGTTCGCGCTGTACTCGCAGACGATCTGCGAGCCGGTGTGCCGGATGCGCCAGAACTGCATCGTGGCGGCGCTGTAGGTCACCGTCCCGAGGGAGGTGACCGTGCCGGTCACCTTGCGCCGCGCGTTGAGGATGCCGTTGGTGAGGTAGAAGTCGACGAAGTTGTTGGTGTCGAGCAGCACCCGCACGAACAGCTCGGTCGACCCGGACCCGATGTTCGGCGCCTGGACGACCTGGACGAAGAACGCGCTGCTGGTGAGGTCGTAGGTGGCGACCGAGGTGATCTGGGCGGTGTAGCCGGAGTTGACCGGGAGGACGGCCTGACCACCCGAGACCGAGGCGGCGGTGTTCCAGTTCCACTTCGCCGTGTCCTTCGTCGCGAAGGTGTCGGTGAGCGTGGCGATCAGGGCCACGGGGTCAGCTCTGGGTGTAGGTGAAGGTGACCGTCAACGTGCCCTGCGCGGGCTGCGAGCTGTAGGCCGCGGCGACCTTGTCCAGGTAGGTGCCGGCCACGGCGGTCGACCAGATCCCGGCGTGGGTGATCGCCGTCGAGGCGGGGACGTCGAAGGTGGCCGTCGCGGTGACGGCGCCGTCGACCGTGCCGGCCGCCCACGTCAGCGCCTTGCGCGCGTACGCCGGGGAGCCACCGGAGATCTCCGAGGCGCCGGTCGAGCCCGGGTCGGCGGAGTGCAGCGAGGCGAAGGCGGCGTTCGTGCCGTACGCGACCGCCAGGTTCTCCTTGCCCTGGGTGGTTGCGATTGCCATGCGAGCCCCTTTCGTGGGCGCGCCAAGCAGCCCGCCCCCGGGGAAGTGGGGGCGGGCTGCGAGGCGAGGTGGATCAGGCGGTCAGGTCAGCCGTTGAGCGAGGACTTGCTGGTGGAGACGATCAGCGCCTCCGGGCGGAACAGCGACCAGCCCAGGAACCCGTACCAGCCCACGGGCGCGAGGCGGTTGAGGGCGTCGGTCTGGGGACCGATCACGGTGTGCGGCTCGACGACGTTCGCCTCGACCAGCGCCTGCTGACCGAAGATGAACGACTTGTAGGTCGTGGTCGCACCCGAGCCGGAGCTGATGCACCGGGTGTTCTCGATGAACCGGACCGCCGAGTACCGGCCGACCTCACCCGTGTAGATCTGGGTGGTGTCCTGGTAGATGTGCGGGCTGGCCCACACGTTGGTGCCGGACTCGCTCATCAGGTCGAACGAGATGTCCGGGTGGACGTGGGCGATGTAGTCGTTGCCCGCGCGCGGGGCGACGTTCTTCCGCCGCATCGAGTTGCGCCACGTCCGGACCAGCGCGGCGGTCGTGTAGACCGAGCTGGAGCCTGCGGTGTTGGTGCCGGCCGCGAGCTTGGCGTAGACCAGCGCGTCGAGGGTGTCGCCCTGCTGGCGGGCCAGCAGCTCGGCGATCTCCATGTCGGGCTGGGTGAACGCGGTCTTCTGAAGTCGAAGCGACTTCGGAATCCAGGTGCCGTACTCGTTGACGGTGACGCTGGTGCGCGTGGGGTTGGCGACCGCGATCGAGTCGGGGGAGACCGTCTCGGACAGCGGGGTCGTGGTGGTCGCCATGTCGGCGTACCACGTGAACTGGACCGTGTCGCCGGGGTTCGTGACGTTCACCGGGCGCCGGTCGACCAGCGAGCGGAAGCTCGGGGTCTCGCGCAGGGCGAAAGTAACGAGACGATCATAAGCCGGAATGATGAGGTTCGAGAGAACCGAACTGGACGCGAAGTTGGTAGGCATTGCTGCGTGCGCTCCTTGGCGCTAGAGGGAGAGGGTCAGACCCCGCCGCCGAGCTCCGCGAGCATCTTGAGGAACTCGTCCTTGGTCTTCGCTTCCGCGAACTTGGCCGCGTACTCCTCTTCGCTCAGGGGAGCGACGGGAGGCTGCTGGGCCTGGGACGTGAACTGCTGGGCAGCCTGGGTGGCTACCTGCTCGGCGGGCGGGGTGGTCGCTGGCGCGGCCTGCGCGCCCCACAGCTGGCCGTACTTCTCCACGAACGACGTGACCGCCTCATCGGTGAGGGGGCTGTCGGCGGGGAAGAAGTCCTTGGCGAGCTCGGGGACGCTGTGCTTGGCGAACAGCGCGTTCAGCGAGTTGCCTCGCTCGCGCACTGCCACCTCGGCCAGCTGTGCCTTGGTGTCTCGGAGCTCCTTGAGCGCGTCCTCCAGCTGCTTGCGCAGCGCGCCCCCACCCTGGCCGGGGTTGGGGTTGGAGTCGTCGAGGAGGTCGTCGAGGCCGTCTGGCATGGGGATGCACCCTTCGTTTGCGCAGGCCAACAGCCGCCCCCAGGGGAAGGGGCGGTGCGCTCCTGCTAGAAACCGGACTAAGGACGCCCCACGGGGGCCGGTCGATCCCGTGGAGGAGTGCGCGCCGAGGACTCGAACCTCGGGGTCTGCCGGTCGCGCGGGTGGAGCTACTTGAGGGGGCCGTGGACGCCGGGGGCCGCGTTGACCTTGGGCGTGTACAGCTTGAGGAACAGCGCGAGGGCGACGGCCCCGGCCGGCCCCCTCACCCCGGTCGGGATGCCGTGCCCCCCGCGATTGTCGAACTGCTGCCCCCACCCGCCCTCGGGGATGTCGTAGGTCGGCGGGGGGACGCTGTCCGGTGGCGGCTCGGTCGGGACCGGCGTCGGCTCGCCGGGGGGCGGCGTGCCGTTCTTCTTCCCGTCCTCGACGCTCCGCTGCCGCTGGGCGTCCCGCTGCCGCTCGATGTCCTTGTCGCGCTGGGTGTTGTAGTCGGGCAGGCCGTCAGGCCCCGGCTTGGAGTGCCCGAACTGGCCGAAGCCTCCATCGGTCCGCTCGTCCCGATCGAGATACCACCACGAGTGCTCGCGGGCGGTCTTCTCGTCCATGTCCCCCGGCTTGCGGAGATGAAAGACGTCCGCCTCCCGGTCTGTTTGCGCGTCGCGCATCTTCCGCTCCCACGCCTCGCGCAGCTGTTCCAGGAAGGGCTTGAGCGCCTGCATCTGGTCGTAGGTCAGGTAGTTGTGCGTGCCGTAGTTGTGGTCGCCCGGTCGCGTCGGCTTCGGTGCGAGTGGCATCAGTAGCTCCCGGTCGAACGTCGTGACAGTGAGGTCTGGTCGGCGCCGGCCCGGCCCGAGAACAGCGCCTGCTCGGCGCCGTAGGCGTCCTGCTGCGCGCGGCGCGCGGAAGCGAGCCCCTGGATCCGGGACGCTTCCTCGACCCCTTGGCTCAGGTCGATGCCGAAGCGGCGGCCGATCGCCTGGTCGGTGTCGTGCACCGTGCCGATGTCGCCGAAGCCCTGCGCGATCTGGTCGCCGGAGATCCCCTGATCCACGTAGCCACGGATCCGTGACTCGTTGGCGTCAAGGCCGTTGCGGAGGGCGGCCCCGCCTGCCTTCGCGGCCTCGGCCATGGACTGCACGATCGGCAGCGCCTTGGTCGGGTCGAGGATCGACGCGATCGCCGCGCCGTCGGACAGCCCGTACCACTGGCGCCAGGTGTCCTTGGTCGCCTGGTCGGTGGACAGCCACGTCTGCTGCGCGACCTTGGCCCGGTCCTGGATCTCGGACGGCGAGACGTCCCGCTCGAGGAACGTGCGGAAGTCGTCCTGCGAGTCGTAGAAGGTGGCCGGGAGGCCGAAGCTCTGCAGCACCTGGCGGTAGGAGTTCTCGGCCGAGATGTACGCGGCCGGGGAGAGCGCGGCCAGGCCCGCCTTGACCCGCGCGGTGTTGGCGGCGAACCGCGTCTTGTACTCGTCGGTGGCCGCCAGGCGCAGCGTGATCGCGTCGCCCGACAAGCCTTCGCGGATGAGGTCGTTCACCCTCGGCGCGAGCGTCGAGAGGCCCCAGTCCTCCAGCTGCTTCGCGATGATCTGGCTCGCGGTCTGCTGGTCGGGGTCGAGCTGGTCGTAGGTCGGGCTCGTCATGCGCCTGCCCCCACGAAGCCGAAGTCCTTGCCGATCTTGTTCAGCGCGGCGAAGGCGTCATCCTTCGCCGCCTTCGTGCGGTCGTAGCGCGGGTCGTCCTTGAGCGTGCGCTGGAACTGCCACATCGGCATCGAGGTCTGCGTCGTCCCGTCCTGCCCGGTCTGCGCGAGCGCCTTCTGGATCGCCGGGTCCTTGAGGGTCACCTGCGTCTCGGGCACTTCGAGGGTCTGCGCGTACATCCCGATGTACGGGTCGGCGATGTCCCGGATCGTCATGCCCGCGTCGATCTGGTTGGCGAACTGCGGGAACGCTGCCTTCGCGCGGGCGCGCATCACCGACTCGAAGCTGTCGAGGGAGTTGCGGCCGGACTCGATGTCGTTGACCCACGCGTCCAGCCAGGACCCGGTGTAGGCGACCCCGTAGTCCTGGGCCACCTTCGTCATGTGGTCGTGGTAGTTGGCGGCCTGGCCGAGGTAGCCGCCGGAGTCCCCGCGCCCGATCGAGGTGTTGTTCGTGACCAGCATCGAGAGGCGCTGGTCGTCCCACGAGAAGTTCTCGGACAGCGTCTGCAGGGCCAGGCGCTGCGCGGTGGCGTCGTCGATCGACCGCCCCAGCTGCTGCGCCTTGAGCGTGATCTGCTGCTTGGCGTTGGTGAGGTTCTGGTTGTAGGTGCCCGGCTCGGTCGCCTGCTGGATCGCGAGGTTGCGGACGGTGTCCGCGTTCTGCATCCACCACGGGCTGGACTCGATCGTCGCCTGGAACCGGTCGGCGGTCCACTTGTCCCTGATCGCCTGGTCGAGGAAGCCCTTGAGCTGCGGGACGGAGTTCGCCAGCTGGAACACGAAGCCGTAGGCCGACATCGCCTCGTCCATCGAGTACCCGGACGCGGCGGCCGGCGCGGCGCTGCCGGGCGGGTTGATCACCTGCCCGATGCTGATCCGGTTGGGGTTCGCGATCCCGTTCGCGGCGGCGAGCGCGGTGACCGAGACGCCCATCTGCTTCGCGATCGAGCCGAGGGTGTCGCCCGCGCGAACGGTGTAAGCCACCGGGTGGTTCTCCTGACTACTTGAGTGGGCCGTGCACCGAGGGGGCGGGGTTGACGCGCATCAGGGTTGAGCCGATGCGCGCGGCGTTCAGGCCGCCCGGCTGGTAGGTGCCGACGACCGGGGTGTAGACGCTGCCCCCGTACGAGGTGGCGGCGCCGCCGCTCGGGGTGGCGATCGTGCCGAACGCCGCGTCGTCGAAGATGCGGCGGATCGAGGTGGGGTGGCCGATCCTGGACACCTTCACGACGTCGCCGGACTGGGGCGCCTGGATCATCTGGCCGTTGCCGATGTAGATGCCGACGTGGTCGGTGCCGCCCGGCTCGTCGTAGTAGACGATGTCCCCCGGCCGCGCCTGGTCGGCGGTGACCGCGATCCCCATCCGGCCGTAGTCGACCGCGCGCCAGCGCTTGACGTCGAGGCCGGCCGACTGGGCGGCGTAGAAGATCAGGCCCGAGCAGTCGACGCCGTTGGCGGTGGTGCCGCCCCACACGTACGGGACGCGGCGGGCCGCGAGCGCCATAGCGTTGCGGATCATCGTGGCGACCTTGCCGGTGCCCTCGATCAGCGGCGTCTCGACCGGGGCGCCGCCGGAGATCCCGGTGGCCTCCTTCGCCGCGGCCTCTTCCGTCGCCTTCTTCTGGTCGTACTCACCCTTGGCCGTGCGGTACGCGTCGAAGATGACGTTGTGCGGCTCGAAGGCGGCGACGCCCCGGCCGTGCGGGTTGGGCACGCCGCCGACCTGGGTGAACTGCACGGGGTCGGGGATCGACGTCGGGTCGTCCTCGTTGGCCCGGCGCATCGCCAGCTCCAGCCGCTGCTGCGGGGAGAGTCCGACGGTCAGGCCTGAGGGTGAGGTGGTGGCCGGCTCGTTCAGCGCGCCCATGAAGTCATCGGGGCGCGGCATCAGGTGAGACCGAACAGGTGCTTGAGGGCGAGCCCGTACTCGGCGGCGCGGTAGTTCGCCGCTTCCTGCGCGTGGCCGGGACCGTCGACGAAGGCGTCGACCTGGCCCATGCCGGGCGGGGTGACGTGGTAGCTCTTGCCCTGCGCGGCGTCCATCTGGTTGTAGGCGGCGTCCTCCAGCGAGCGGAAGTGGCCGACCAGCTGCGCCTCCTCGTCGTCGTTCAGCTGCCGACCCAGGACCTGCTCGGCCGTGCTCTTGGCCGCCTTCTTCAGGTCCTCGGGGTCGGTGTACGTGCGCGCGACCGGGGTGTAGGCGGCGGCGGTGGAGGCCTCGGCGTTCGCGTCGTTCGCGCTCGCCCGCTGGTCGAGGAACTCCTGCAGGCTGGTCGTCGCACCCTGGCCGTTGAGGACCGACAGGTCGGTGGCGGCCTTGGCGAACGCCATGCCCGCGAGTGCGCTGTAGGCACCCCCGGCTGCGGCGAACTGGGCGTCGGTGAGGTAGCCCGCCCGGTGCAGCTTGTCCAGCATCGCCGCGTAGGCGTCCTTGTCACGCATCGAGAGGTTCGCCAGCCAGGTCAGACCGTTGCCGATCGTCATGTAGTTGGTGCCGGTGGCGCGGGTGTACTGCTGCTCGACCCGGTTCCAGGTGTTGGTGTTGTCCCAGTTCGGGTTCGAGGTCTGGTGGCGGGCGCCGGTGCTGCCGTCGCCGTACATCTGCGTCCCGTTCGCCATGACGAACCGGGTGTTCTGGTCGGCCAGCTCGCCGGCCTCCAGCGCCCCGTAGGCGGTGGGCTTGCTCAGGACGTACGGGGCGCCGTTCTCGTTCGGGTTCCCGGCGTTGTTGAGCGTGTAGGTGGGGGAGCCGTTCTCGTCGAAGCCGACGAACCGGACCCGCTTGCCGTCGATCCACGCGACGTTCTGGTTGAGCGCCTCCACCTCGCGGGCGGTCGTCGCCTGCTGGGCGGCCTTGGCGTCGTCGGCGGCCTTCTTCCTGGCCGGGGCATCCAACCGATCCTCGGTGGACGTCTTGCCCGTCTTCGGGTTGAGCTGGCGGCGCCCCGAGTCGACGACGTTGCCGAACCGGTCGAAGACCAGCCGCCTGCCGTTCTTCTGGACGACGACACGCTGACCGTCCGCGCGGACGGTCAGCGTGCCCCCATCGTTCAGCCGATAGGTCCCGGGCTTGAGGCCCGGCGTGGTGGGGGTGACCTTGTCGGCCATGGGCGGTCCCTCTCAGGTGACTTACGACGGGAGGCGGAACACCCCGCGAGCGAGGTCCGCCAGTTCGGGGAACGCGGAGCGGTCGGCGCCGGTCTCCGGGTCCGGCCCGCCCGCGATCTCCCGCACGCGCGTCTCGTAGCGGGTCTTGAGCGCCTCCCGCTCGCGGTTGGCCTGGCGGGTGCGCCGCCCTTCCAGCCGGGTCAGGGCCGTCTGGTAGGACTCGCGGGCCTGTAGTAGCGCGGCGATGCCGACCCGGTTGGAGCCGAGGGCGGCCTGGATCTCCGGGTTGTCTTCGCCGACCAGCTCCTGCAGCTGGCTCAACGCGTTCGCCACGCCCGCGGAGTCCGCCGCGTACTGCGCGAACCGCTCGGCGAGCAGCGGGTTGGCCTTGGAGATCTTGGCCTTCTCGGCCGCCCACTGCTGTTCGAGCTGATCGGCGCGGGCCTTGTCGCCGGCCTCCACCGCCGCCGCGTGCTTGCGGTCGTAGGCGTCCTTGGCCGCGTAGTAGTCCCGCGCCCCACGCGAGGTGATGACGTCGACGAAGTAGTCGCTCAGGGACTTGTAGGTGCGGATCCCGGATTCCAGCTGCGCCTGGTAGGCGACGTCGGAGAACTCGCCGTCCTTGGTGCCGAACCGACCCTGCGGGATCAGGTACGCCGCGACCCCGCCCTGCCCGCCGTACTTGGCGAACAGCGCCTGGTTGCCCTCGATGTACTTCGCCGCCGCGATACTGGCCGACGCGACCGCGCCGGGCGTGTTGACCTCCGTGCGGGCCGAGTCGAAGTAGATCAACTCGCCCGGGTGGGTGGCCGTCCACATCGCCCGCGCCTGCTCGTACCCGTACTGGCTCGCCATTTGCCGAGCCTCGTCGCGCAGGTTCTTGAGTCCCTGCTCGTGGTAGACCCAGTCGGCCTTGACGCCCTTGCCGTACTCGCCGTCGTCGTGCGGTAGCGAGCCCTCGGCACCGATCGTCAGCTGCGGCGCGGCCGGGGCGAACAGCCCGAACAGCGCTTTCCAGGTCAGGTTGTTGCGGACCGCGATCGACACCTGGTGCTGCAGGTCGGCGCGCCCGGTGGACGTCTGGAAGTAGGGGTCGTCCAGCCTCCCCGACGCTTCGAGCTGCGCCATGGCTTCGCTCCACGCCTGGCCGTAGGCCGACGCCGGGTCATCGTCACCGCCGAACGCCTGCCAGATCCGGTTGGCCCAGGAGGGAAGCAGCTTCTCCATCCACGACCGGCCGGCCCCCAGCTCGCCGTTGACCGCCTTGTCCAGGCTGGCGCGCAGCAGCGCGTCGTCCGGGCCGAGGGTCGCGTCGAAGATCGCGTCGAGCGGGATGCTCAACAGCGGCGTCGCCGTGAGCCCGATCGGGTTGTCCAGGCTCGGGTTGAGGTACATGACCTTGCTGGACAGCTCGGAGGTGATCGGGACCGCCAGGCCCCCCGGGAGCGCGGACGCCCCGAAGAACTTGTTGATCACCCCGGACATGAGCGCGCCACCCGGGTAGGTGAACGTCAGGTCACCCTGGTCGTCGAGTTCGACGTGCCCGGCCGACTCGCCGCCGTGGATCAGCAGCTGCGCCTGCCGGATGACCTGGGGGTTGTCCTTGATCGTCCGGCCCCAGCGCCGCAGCCAGTCCTCCTGCGCCCGGATGAAGGTCGCGTAGTTGCGGACCACCAGGGACGCCTGGGACTGCACGTACGGGTTGTCGATGTGCTTGAGCGCCTCCAGCTCGGCCTGCCGGATCGCCTGCCGCTTCACGACCTCGGTCGCCGCCTCCTTGCTCCACCCCGCGTCCTCGAGCTTCTTCGCCCAGGGCAGGGTGTTGCGGCGGGCGTTGATGTAGAGCGCCGTCATCAGCGGGTTGCGCGACAGCGCGTTGATCTGGTCGGTGACCACCTTCTCGTACGCCGTAGCCATCATCTGCGTGTAGCCACGGGGCAGCTCGCCCAGTTCGTGCGCCGGGTTGTACGGCGCCCACTGCTGGCCGAGCACCTTCTCCGGCCGCTGCGCCTTGTCGATCTCCTGCACGAGCCAGGTCGAGTCCGGCGTCATGCCGGTGTCCTTGGCCTCGGTCAGCTTGTCGAGCAGCTTCTCGGGGATGGTGCCGTCCCGGCCGGCCGTCGCGTGCAGCAGGTGCGCGGACAGCCGATCGGCGTACTCCTCCAGTGCCTGCTCGCGCAGGGTGTCAGTGGTCGCCGGGGTGCCGTCCCGGAGCTGCTGGAACACCTCGCCGTAGCGGCGGAAGTGCTCCATCTCCGGGGTCTGCATGTGCGCGACGATCGCCCGCTTGGCCTCGTCCATGACGTAGCCGAGGTCGGCCTTCGATTCGTGGCCGATCAGCTGCCAGCGACTGGGGTCCTGCAGGTGCTCGAACGGGGTGTCCTGAAAGTCCTTGCCCGGCCAGTCGACGATGTCGTCGAGCAGGTTGTCGAGATCCCTCTGGTTGCGCAGGATCACCGGCCCGGCGAGCGCGTCGGTGCGCGCCCCCTGGTCGGGCAGGTAGTAGATCGCCCGGCCGTTGCGGAGCTCGCGTTCGAGCAGCTCGGTCATCGCCTTGGTCTTGGCGAAGTGCAGGTCGGCCGACAGGTTGCGCTCGAATACGTCGCCGTTCTCGTCGATGAACTCCCCACCGAGCGGGTCGTCCATTCGCGCGTGCGCGTCGAGCAGCTCCTGGCGGGTCTCCGCGCTGACGCCCTCGTACTCGCCCTGGCGGATCCGTTCGAACACGTCGTCCGGCAGCGCCACGGGCGTCGTCGGGTGCGGGCTCGGGTTCCGCCGCATCCGCTGCACGATGTCCAGCCAGGCGTGCGCCGGGGACGCGCCGTCCTCGAACGCCAGCTGCAGCATCTTGGCCCACGCCTCGGAGCCCGCGCCGCCGTCCGGTTCGATCTCGGCCCAGCCGTCGTACCGCTTGCGGAAGGCGTAGGACCGGGCCTTGAGCCCGGCCCGG